TACTTTCCGGTATCAACGGGAGCACCGCCAGAAGCCGCTGCAATCATGAGACAGGTAGGCCTATCGATAGCAGTAGCTCCTGCCTGAATAGCACCGCTGATAAATGCGTTTTCCTCAGCCTCGCTGAAAGCGCGACCGACTTCCTCGGAGATATATCCTTCAATATTGAAGAAGCTGTCAGCGAGCTTGAAGGCATCGATGCTGGTCTGGCTGAAGGTTGGATTGCTTTCGGTATAGGCGCCGTTCTCAGCAGTCCAAGTTGCCTGCGTATGACCATTTGCCACAGGAATCTTACGCTCGTTCTGAGTTGTGATCACCGTGCAGCCGATGGTACGCATGATGTTGTTCTCATCGAGAGCGCGTACAAGGATATGCTCGAATTCGGTAGGAACAAGATATCTGCCGTTACCGTCAGTACCTTCCTCCAGAACATCACGGATAACCGGATTGCCGGGATGACGAATGTTGTCCCAGAATGCCTTCTTATAAGCTGCGGATGCTCTGCCGGGCTTATATTCCTCAGCGTTACTGGTCTTGCCTGGCATATTGGTGATAGGAGCGGAAGTGGGCTGGTTCATCATCTTTTCAATCTCGTCCTGACGCTGCAAGCGCTCGATATCCTTAGTGAGATCAGTGACTTCCTTTTCCATCTTTTCGTAGGTTGCGGCATCTTCTGCAGAAACCATGCCGCCGTTTTCGGAGTGTGTATCAAGGAACTTCTTAGCTGCGTCCCAAGCCTTCGCTCTCTTGTCTATAAGATCTAAAATTTTGCTCATAGTTTAAAATCCTGCTACTATAATAAAGTCAACTAACTCCCTCACTGATGGATATACGACGCAGGAAAGCAGAGAGAGCGTAGCGAGTGAAGCTTTCCTGCATCGGCGGCGACTTGCCGCAGTGAATGTTTGTTATCGAAATCCTTTCGGATTTTTGATATACTTTTCTCGTACTGACAGAGGTTTCCTAAATCCTCCTTGTGACCCTTTGTTCACTAATTTAAGACTGGAACCTCTTTCCTTATGAGATTTCATTAATGAGCCGGATGTTGGGGCGCTTTGCGCTTTCTTCTCATGTCGAAGTAGGTTATGACTCATAAGGCCCGGAGGAATCTGTCGTACAGAATTTTTTCTGCGAGGTGTCCACATGTTTATCGTTAGTATTGATATTGCAAAACGCAATCACGAAGCTACTCTTATTGACCACGCTGGTAAGGTATATGGAAAATCCCTGCGCTTTGCCAACACCATTATGGGTTTCAACAAGCTAATGGATTTTGTGAACTCCTACGTCGGTGAGGAAGAAGTCGAATTCGGCATGGAAGCTACCGGTCATTACTGGCTGGCGCTGTATGCGCATCTGCGTAACAACGGATACACTCTGCACGTCATCAATTCCATACAGTCCGACGCGCTGCGTGGGCTATATATCCGCCAAACCAAGACCGACTCCAAAGATTCTTTCATCATTGCTGAGGTTATCCGGTTCGGACGTTTTAGCGAAACCGATGTGTCTTCACCTGATATGCATGCCATGCGTGAACTTTGCAGACACCGTTTTTTCATCGTGGATTCTGTATTGGATATCAAACGCAAGGTGATTGCGCTGCTCGACCAGATTTTCCCTGAATACGAAACTCTATTTACAAATACTTTTGACAAAACCTCATTGGAACTTTTAAGCGAAGCAACCACATCGAAAGAAATACTGGCACTGGATACACAAAAGCTGTTTGAAATCATCAACACCGCCAGCCGTTGGCACTTTGGCATGGACAAGGCGGTTCGGATTCAAGAAACCGCCCGCAACTCCTTTGGAATCTTACTGAGCACTAGCTCTTACGCTTTGCTCATTCGTCAATACATAGAACAAATCAATTTTGTAGAAGCACAGATAGCGGAGATTGACACAGAAATCGCTCGTTTGCTAGCAGGCTTTGATACGCAGCTCACTACCATTACTGGCATTAACACTACGCTAGCCGCTGTAATCTTGAGTGAAATCGGAGATGTGCGTCGATTTGAAAGTTCTGCCAAGCTGGCTGCCTTTGCTGGAATTGACCCTGCTGTGAAACAGTCCGGAGATTTCAACGGCACCCATTGCAAAATGTCTAAGCGTGGTTCTCCATATCTGCGGCGTGCCATCTGGCTTGCCGCAACTGTTGCCGCTTTTCATGATCCTGCTGTCAGCATCCTTTATCAGAAAAAACGTGCTGAGGGCAAATCTCACGGGACTACTATGGGACATATTTGCAGAAAAATGATTTCAATCATCTTCGCTGTGATGCGTAACAACACTCCTTATCTAACTGCTATTTAATTTCAATACTTGCTTGACATTTTATAGCCGGTCTTTTTTTGCTCAAATAAAAAGAACACCTCTCGATGTTCCTTTGATTTACTCTATTTGTTTTGGTAACCACTCCCACAATCTTAAGTCCTCCTGCCCGAGTGACCACATACACATTCCTCAAAGTTTCCATCGATAAGCCGCTTCATTTGCCCAATACACAAGGCTGTCAACATCTTGGTAGTAGAGGATAGAAAAACCATCTCCATCACCTAAGAAAATTCGAGAAATCCATATATTTATATCACTTGGTATGATGGTGGCCTTGTAATCATTCCCGCACTGAATGGAGGGCATGATATCCGAGTGAAAGAAATCGTAATCAAGGGATATACTTTCACTTCTTGTAGCCGATTCTTCTAGGTCTGCTGTTAAAGTAAAGACTTGAAACTCTTCATCCCAAGTACAGTTACTTCTTGGAATCCTTCCATAAGTTTTAAATGACCCATCTGGCATAAGCACATCAAATCGTTCATAGGGTTCATAGACCCACGCATCACCCAATCGAAGTAACTGGCAATTCACCTGATTATCTGAGCAAATACCTGCATAGCCATTTACATCAGAGCAAGTGGCTGTAAATCGTAGTGTATTTGATGCAGATGAATACACACGTAGTTGAGTACCTCGCTTTCGCATTTCAATGGTATAAAAGCTAGGATTTGTGCGAAGATTTCCTGCGGATGTTCTTGAAAAACTTGTAGAAAAACTGCCCTTCAAGGTAACACCTTCATAAAGCTCAATACGCTGCGTATCATAATTAAAGCAACAATAGATCGCTCCAATAAAAATGCCTGCCTTACCGCTAAAGTTTTCAGGGAAGATGAGTTGTGTCCTTAAATGGATATCTGAAAAATTGCTATAGTTCCAGGCTAATTGTCCCTTACCCTCCAGTTGAGAATAGGGTCGATTATAGAGCTACTTGTATCCTGCCACACACTCAATTCCCCCGATAATGTTGTCCAGTAGCTTTGGGGAAGTGGCGTATCATCTCTAAAATCCTCATACCACACCAGTGCAGAATCTGCCTTTCTTCTAAGCATCTCAAGTGTCAGCTTAAAGCCTGTTGCAGGTCCTACCATATCTCCATTTACATCTTTGAAATGTCTAGGAGCAAGGGTATATTCTGCTTCACCAACCGTAGGAGCTTCTGAAAATGAAGAGCAAACCCTAAAGCCATAAAACTGCACACCTTTTGTGCCAAGAGCGATGGTAAGGGTATGTTCTCCAGCAGTTAGCTCGATACCCTTTTTAAGCACAGTCCAAAAAGTAGTCCTCCAATAGGGCCACCATAACCTGTTTTCAGAGAAATACTCATCACTTCCATCAAGGGAGATGTTAATGCTGTTTTTATCCCAAAACGGATAGCCTAGCTTGACTCCAACATCATAAGTTCCTGCATGTGTAATGGTAAAGTGATACGTTGCTTCACCCTCATCTCCAAGTGTTGTTATGGTATTTGAAGTCGAAACGACACCAGAATAACTATCAGGCATTGCATTATGATCTATATAAATAGTCCCAAACGCCGTCTTTTGCTGTTTGCCATAAGCAGTCAGATACTGTCTCCCGTTGTAGCTTGCAGATAAGAGTGGGTAGCTATAACACGTTGCATCTCTTTCTTCCATATAATCGTATACATGAGGTAATGCCCAAGGCACTTTATTATCATCATCCCAGTAAGCTACGATTGGAATAAAAGGTTGAGGAGGAGCATCATCTGTAAAGTTATAGGCTCCAGTCATCCAGTATTTTGCAGCATAGTAGGAGGATTTTCAAATGAAAGAAATACGGAACTGGATTCAAGTTGCAATAACAGCAATCGGAGGATTCTTTGGTTGGTTTTTAGGCGGTGCAGATGGCTTTTTATATGCACTGGTGGCGTTCGTGGCAGTGGACTACATCACGGGTGTCATGTGTGCTATTTCAGACAAGAACCTCTCCAGTTCCGTTGGTTTTAAGGGTATCTGCCGTAAAGTGCTGATTTTCACATTGATAGGCATCGCACATATCTTGGATGCCAATGTTATCGGTGATGGCAGTGTACTCCGAACAGCGGTTATTTTCTTCTACATCTCAAATGAGGGCGTGAGCCTGTTGGAAAATGCATCCCACTTGGGTTTGCCGATTCCGGAGAAGATGAAGGACATTTTGGAGCAGCTCCATGACCGCGACAATAAGGAAAGTGAGGGAAAGTAACATGAATTTACACAAACTTATTTTAACGGAAAACGCCTGTTACAAAGCAGGCAGGAAAATCACGGTTAAGGGTATCATGGTTCATTCCACGGGTGCAAACAACCCGAACCTAAAACGCTATGTAGGTCCTGATGATGGTTTGCTCGGTAAAAACCAGTACGGCAATCATTGGAACACCTACCATCCCGGCGGCAGAGAGGTCTGCGTTCATGCCTTTATCGGCAAGTTGGCTGACGGCACGATTGCCACATACCAAACTCTCCCTTGGAATCATCGTGGTTGGCACGCTGGGGGCAGTGCAAACAATACCCATATCGGTTTTGAAATCTGCGAGGACGGTCTTTCGGATTATGCCTACTTTAAGAAGGTGTACCGTGAGGCCGTTGAACTTTGTGCCTACCTCTGTAAGGAGTACGGTTTGACCGAACAGAACATCATCTGCCACTCCGAAGGTTACAAGCAGGGCGTGGCATCCAACCACGGCGATGTGATGCACTGGTTTCCAAAGCACGGCAAGAGCATGGATACCTTCCGTGCCGAGGTCAAGGCACTCCTGGCGACTACCGATGAGGAGGAAACCGAAACTCCTGCAGAGCCTACGGTGACATATCCCGAAAAGCTGACTACTGGTTATTACCGTGTGCGTAAGACCTGGAAGGACAGCAAATCCCAGGTAGGTGCGTATCGTATTCTTTCCAATGCAAAGGCGGCCGCAGATAAGAACCCTGGTACTTTTGTTTTTGCCAATGACGGCACTGCCATTTATCCTGCCGACAGCACAGCCGAGCCGGATTACCGTGTCCATACGGTTGTGAAGGGCGATACCCTTTGGGATATTGCCGTGAAATATCTCGGCAAAGGCAGCAGATACACCGAAATCAAGAAACTGAATGGACTTTCTTCCAATGTGATTTATAGCGGTTGGAAACTCAAAATTCCGAACTAACACGATGCCCTTTGAGGATTTTTCCTTGAAGGGCATTATTTTTTTGCCTTTAGGGGGTTCGATTCAGCCTGTCTTTTCGCTTATAGGCAGAGGGAACATTTCCACCGTTCCCCGGACTGGAGGAATCACAATGGAAGTAAAACAGATTGAGAATTTTAAGATACCTAACGCCGTGGCACACGAGATTACGCAGGAGGAATTGCAGCGTGAATACGACTTTTACATGGCACAGAAAATGCTCGAAACCATGTTCATGTTCGGCATGATTTCTGTGGATGAATTCCACAAAATATCGGCTGTAAATCGCAAAACTTTCTCCCCGTTTTTGTCAGAGATTATGGGCTAAATAACTTGATATTTCTGCGATAGTACGGGAATATGTCACTACCCAAAAAGCGAGGTGAGTTGATGAAAAAGATAACGAAAATCGGGGTAAACGAAACCCTGATTCAAAAGAAAAAGCTGAAGGTTGCAGCCTACTGCCGTGTATCCACAGCCAGTGATGAGCAGCTTATCAGCCTTGAGGCACAAAAGGCCCATTATGAAAATTACATCCGTTCCAATGACGAATGGGAGTATGTGGGTCTTTACTATGACGAAGGAATCACGGGTACAAAAAAGGATGTCCGTGCCGGACTTCTTTCTATGATTGCTGATTGTGAGGACGGCAAGATAGAGTTCATCATTACAAAGTCCATCAGCCGATTTGCGAGAAATACTACAGACTGCTTGGAGATGGTGCGAAAGCTGACAGATCTGGGGATTTCCATTTTCTTCGAAAAAGAGAATATCAATACAGGGTCGATGGAAAGCGAACTGATGCTTTCTATATTAAGCAGCCTTGCTGAAAGCGAATCGGTGTCCATTTCAGAAAACAGCAAATGGTCGGTGCAGAAACGCTTTCAGAACGGCACATTCATTATTGCATATCCCCCATACGGATATGACAACGATAACGGAACGATGGTCATTGTGCCGGAGCAGGCAGAAGTCGTGAAAGAGATATTTGCTGCCTGTCTTGCGGGCAAAGGCACTCATGCAATTGCCAAGGAACTGAATGCTCGCGGTCTGAAAACCAAAAAGAATGGCAAATGGGGCGCGGGTGCAGTGAAGGCCATTCTTACCAATGAAAAATATACAGGTGATGTGATTTTTCAGAAAACCTACAGTGACAGCAGTTTTAACCGCCATCGAAATTACGGTGAGCGTGACCGTTTCCTTTGCGAAAATCATCATGAGCCGATAATCAGCCATGAGGATTTTGACAGGGTTCGAATGGTGCTTGACCAGAGAGCAATGGAAAAGGGTAACGGCACAGATACCTACCGATATCAGAACAGATATTGTTTTTCCGGCAGAATTAAATGCGGAGAGTGCGGTGATACCTTCAAGCGTAGGCAGCATTACAAGCCAAGCGGAAATTATGTGGCGTGGACTTGTGCAACGCATTTGGAACACAAAGAGCAGTGTTCTATGCTTTACATTTCCGATGAGGGCATAAAACTGGCTTTTCTGACACTGATGAACAAACTGGTCTACGGACATCAAGCAGTGCTGAAACCACTTCTCAGAACTCTGCGTGGTACGGATGATAAGGACAGATTGCTCCGTATTCAAGAGTTGGAACTCCGTATTGAGGGCAATACCGACAGAAAACAGATTCTTACCAATCTGATGGCGACGGGGGTCTTGGAGCCTGCCGTTTTCAACAAGGAAAACAATGCACTTCTGGCGGAGGAACAGCGGCTTCGTGCAGAAAAGGATAAACTGGTGAGTTTCGTTGGCGGAGACAAGGTCAGGATGAAGGAACTGCAAAAGCTGATGGCTTTCACCTCTAAGGGTGAGATGCTGACAGCATTTTCAGATGAAATGTTCCTTGGCTTTGTAGAGAGCAT